CTCCTTTTGAGAGAGACGCCTCATACCAATTGGGCTACTTGGGCAGTTGGAGCGGGATAGGAGAATCGAACTCCTAACTAAACCTTGGCAAGGTTTCGTTTGACCATTAAACTAATCCCGCATTAAAAATGGTGCTCTCGATCTGAATCGAACAGATTATCTCCGGGTTACAAATCCGGCGCATCGCCAGCAATGCTTCAAGAGCGTAAATTTACTTATCTTTGAATAAGATCGTGTTAACTTCTTTTTGAATTTTACTATGACTAACTGATAAAAATATGCCAGGACTAAGTTGTCCTCGCCCGGAATCATCAAAATAATTATCAAATTTGATATTGTATTTTTTAAAATTAACGTTAGTGGTTCTAAAAGCGCCAATAGTTAAAATGTATTCAGGTTTTCTAATAGAAGAATTTTTTAACAGTTTACTAATTGTTTCAGCACCTTTGCTAAAACCGTATAACTGATAATTTTCATCTATGCTGTTTATAAACAGGACTGCATCTTTAAACTGATACCATCCAAATACTTTATAGCAATAACTTAAATGATTTGCATATTTCTCTAATGCAGATTGATCGAATACGTCATTCTGACCACGAAAGGCCACAACATACCCAACACAAGCATTAACAGAACTAGCATATAATAAAATTATTGTAATTAAAAATCGTATCATAATTAATTGGCGGTGAGTGTGGGATTCGAACCCACGGACCTGGTTTTTGCCAAGTCTCTTTCTTAGCAGGAAAGTGATTTAAGCCAACTCATCCAACTCACCATAAAACATATTGAATTTGTTAAAGTAGTTCCCCCATCGTTATAGGAACCATTCACCCGTGTAATAAACTCGAGCGGGACTCGGTACGTCACTTGGGATTCATCCAGTGTGCATCCTTTACATGCTGCCGCCCGGAATGGACAGCCGGGAGTTGAACCCGCCACCTTCTACTATTCAGTACCTTCGAAGAATACTGAACAGCGTGATTTCACTTGCTGACACTCTAACAAAACTTGGCGATCCCGCGGGGAATCGAACCCCGATATCCGACTAGACAGGCCGGTATAATAACCACTATATGACGAGACCAAAAATTTGGTGGGGACTGATGGTAACGCTCCACGTGCCTTGACTTCACTACCTTGAGGAACGGATTTACAGTCCGCCGTAGTGGGCAATCCCCTTAATACTAGATACAGGACGCTGTGGAGGCCAGTCGTTTAAGAGTAGGCTCGCTGCCACTCTCCTATGAATACTTGGTACACGATACGAGAATCGAACTCGTCTTTCCGCCTTGAAAGGGCAGCGTCCTAACCGATAGACGAATCGTGCAATGTTTGGTGCGACTGACCGGACTCGAACCGATACGCCATTAAAGACGACAGATTTTAAGTCTGTTGCGGCTACCAATTACGCCACAGTCGCATATTCACTATATGTAAACACACTGCCAGTCCCCGGGATTCGAACCCACTTCTCTTGTAGTTTACCACGACTTTTACGGTCGGGCAAGTAATGTGTTTGCATATAATGACCGCTTCACAGCGGTTTATATGTTGGATAAATTTTTAAAGAACGTTTGTTAATTTCTTAACATGTGTCTATTATAGCAAAAAACCCAATTATTGTCTAATACCCAACTAAATTGGTACAGTTAATACTTGGGTTTTAAACATGGAGCACCGAGCAGGATTTGAATCTTACCAAGTGCGTATTCTTTTTTCATAATATGGAGTGGGTAACAGGAGTCGAACCTGCATAATTCGGATTTGCAATCCGAGGCCTAACCATTCAGCTACATACCCACATATTTTATTGCGTTGGGCCGCTCCGCCATCGGTGCATTAAAAGACAGGATAGCTTTTGTCGCTAGACAACCAAAAAGTTTAGCTTGAAGTTTGCTGTAACTATCCTAAAACTGGTGGACCGTAAGAGAATCGAACTCTTACCTGAGACGTGCAAAGCCCCCGTGCTCCCATTATCACTAACAGCCCATATTAAAACTTGGTCTCGGTAGCAGGAATCGAACTTGCGCTTCAACGTCCCAAACGTCGGGTGATACCATTTCACTATACCGAGAAAAACTGGTAGGTCGTGACGGGCTCGAACCGCCGACATCTTCCGTGTAAAGGAAGCGCTCGTACCAACTGAGCTAACGACCCAAATTGTGGTAGCGGAGGGTGGACTCGAACCACCGACCTCAAGGTTATGAGCCTTGCCAGATACCTCTTCTAACACTCCGCATCAATTTTATAAGTATACAACATTTTCACAAACAGAGCCTGTCTTATCGGCAGGGTGTGTTATACACTTATAAAATTGTTTAGCTACCCACACCACATAGGCCCTAAACTGAGCGGTTACTCTGTCCATAACATTTATTCTTTTGGATAGGCGTTATACCTCACCCTAGACAGTTTTCGGTATCCCATGTAAGCGGGACCGTAAGGTCAAGTTCTAGTGTACCCCCTGTTCTATCGTTTCAGGGACGCTGTTTTAATAACGTAAAACAGTAAACCGGGTTATTTAATTAACTTTTTTCAAGTATTCTCGTCCCACACGATCTTCTTGAACATCAAGCAAAGCCGAAATGTTTGGATGTCGATGCTGTAATTGATTACTGGCTTTGTTGCGCCTAGAAATTTCACGACTCCTTGCACTGGCTACTAATACTAGATCAAATCTATTACCAATAGCTTCTACACATTTGTCAGTGTCAACCAGCGAACTACGAGATACTGAATTTTTCATTATTACTTCAATTAATTGTTAATGGAGCGGGGTAGGAGAATCGAACTCCTCGCTTTAGCTTGGAAGGCTAAGGTATTACCACTATACGAACCCCGCATATCTTTACTTATACTTAAACTTGGTGCGGCTGGTCAGACTCGAACTGACACGTCTTTCGACACGAGCTTCTAAGACTCGCATGGCTACCAATTACATCACAACCGCGTTTTTCTTCTGTCGCCCACCTTTACGATTAGCGGCAATTTTTGCTTTATGTTCCTCGCTTTTAGGTTTACCCTTATTGCCAGAACCATTTTGGTTTCCGTTTCTACCTTTAGCATTTAACTTACAGGCTTCTTCGTACCCATATTTCTTTATCATCCTATCCCAAACAGAATTACCTTCTCCTTGGTCTCGTCTATTCTCTTGTGCCGTTCCCCAATACAGGTGTTTTGGATTGCTACACTTTTCATTGTTACAAGCATGACATACATGTATCTTATGACCACTTGGTATAGTAGTATCGAACAAATGTGCCAATAGCCCTTTACAATAACTAGATAATCCGCCTTTAGCAGGACCACCTCGTTCTATACACAGATCGTTAAGATCTATGTGTTTTTGTCTTTCTGCCTTTGATTGTGTAATGTATTCTTCTATTAGTAGCATATATAACTCCTTAAACTTATTTAGTCTAATTGCGTTGAAAACACTACTTTAGTGTGTCTACCATTCCACCACCAGGGCAAAATCTGGCTCCTCAGACTGGGATCGAACCAATGACCGATCGGTTAACAGCCGATTGCTCTACCGCTGAGCTACTGAGGAATATAACTATTTACTCTTGTCCACTATCCTTAGATCTTTTCTGTGAATTTCTAGACTGCATTTCACCGCTGACCTGTGCATCAATCATAGCACGTTTAAATCCATTACGATCTTCTTGTGATCGGAATCGACCTGTTGCCAACATTGTTTTCACAGTTTTACTAAGTTTAAATGTCGAAGTTGTTTTCATATTTTTTCCTAACTTTTGCAAGTATACATTCAATACATATACCTGTCAATGCCTTATGGTGGTCAAAATCTAGTTTGACGCAGGCTCGTCAGGGGAGACACTGCTATTTTCATCCAAAAGTATTCTGTAACACACTATTTGTTAATCTTGCCCGAGCCCTTGTGCTCGAGAACCAAAGGATAGTGTGTTATAGAATACCCTGCGTTTCCGCAGGATATGTCAGGGTCGATACCCTGACCTGATTCTTACTCCCCATGTTATCGCCATGGGTTTTATACTTCAGTACGCCCGTTTGCCAGTGTTTATAGTGCCTAGCGTGGACCTCGTTTCCACCTTTTTACACTGCTAAAATTATGCGTAAGTTCGACTGTCAACTCGTTTGCGAGTTTCAAAGTTTAGCCTAGCACGTTCTAACTTATCCTGAATCAACTTGTTACGCTGATCAGGTGTTAGAGTATGCTCTGTCGTAAACCTTACCTCACGCATACGTCGTTTCAAATCTATCTTCCTCATAATCTCCTTTATATAAACAAAAACCCCAGGGTTTTTAATCCTGGGGTCCTTTGGAGTTTTGTAGTGTTGTTTCTTACGCTACAAGATCCTCCTGGACCCCGGTTACCTCTGGTGTACGATCATTACCTAGACTAATCGCAGACCAATAGGTGGGCATAAAGCCTGCCTGTTTGGCTATGCAATGTTGCGATAATAATGATCTTGTGTTTTTCATAACAGTTTCTATTGTAATTTATTTAGTCTTTGTTGTCAACTACTTTTGATTAATTTAAAATTATTTATACTTTTGTTTTAAATTAATTTCGAAATTGGTGCTCCGACCCGGAATCGAACCGGGAAGCCGTTAAGCGGCAGATTTTAAGTCTGCTATGTTTACCTATTTCATCATCGGAGCAATATCTTTATGCATACTTTTATTTTTAAAAATGGTGGGCTGGGTGGGATTCTAACCCACGATCAATGCTTTATGAGAACACTGCTTTGGGACACTAAGCTACCAGCCCTATGCGTATATTATATTAGATTCTTGTTTAATCGTCAAATATTATCTGCGAGCACGAGGTGTAGAGACAGTGGGAGTTTCTGGCGCCGGTTTTGACCGAGTTGGTTTTAGTCCGGTTACCCCATGTGTTTTAGCGGTTACTGCGCTAGGATCTACTTTTTGTAAAGTGGCTTTGGCTTTGCTCTTCCGAGCTCTTTCCTCTTTACCAAAAGTAATCTTAGGTGCTACGCTGGGTGCATCAGTCCAATTATACAGACCCGGATTTAATTCAAATTGACCCCAATCTTTTTCTAGTTGATTTTTATCTTTGATATAGTTGTAAGTAAACGTAGGCTGATGTATAAAAAGAATACCGTCAAATCCTACACCTGTTTTCTTATCTACACTGGTGGCCATATAGTATTCATAGGTCAGCATGAACCAACCTTTTCGAAATTCGTCGGGATTAAAACTGCCGTCCGATTGAATTGTATTCAAAACGTTGTTTCTCATCTCTGGAGTAGTCTTAGGATAGATATGCTTAAGTGCTGCGTCAAACATTTCTTTTACTGGTTTTGCTCCAGGTTTAGCAACTTTCAATGCTGCACCTAATGCAGTAGTAGCCGTAGATCCAAAATGCAAGGGTTCAGAACTTAGGTCTACTCCTGTTGCATCCTGTAAGTAAGTCACTCCAGGTCTCTTAAGTAAACCAATCAGTTGCTTATTAAACTTTGGCCAATAAGTAGCACCATCTCCATAAGTGCCCTTTCCGCCGAATCCTTTAAGACGAGCACCCTGAGCTTTTACTTCTATCTCTCTGCCCAATACATTAAGATCACCTGGGCTTAATTTATTAATCCCTGATCCTAAGATAAGAAAAAATGCTTCTCCATCACCTGTGTTAACTGCTGTAGTGCTAGGACTGACTTTAAAATTAATAAGTTTAGTTTTAATATTATCTAAAACTACACTCTTGTAATTAATAAGTTTGTCGATACTACCACTTCCTGGTTTTAATAGTTCTTTAGTTTTAATAACTCCAGCGCCTTCTAATTGAGCTGCCAAACTAACTTTATCTTCTAGTGTACCAGGTGCATTAATAAACAAATTTAAAATTCTGTCTTGATCATCCTGTTTAACAATATCTTTGGAAATGCACATAGGAATAATGTGATCAGCTAACATTGCCCTATTATAGAACGCCCAAACTTTATCTGCATCTTCGGGTTTAGTTCTCTTTAATAATTCATAGATTTGCAAGTCTGCACTTATAATCTTAGACTGCTTGCCTGCTTCTTCTATGGGCGGTTCTGGATATTCGTTACTAGGCGGGGGAGTAGGATCTAATAGACTGACCAAGAAATGTTTTAGTTTTCCCAAAACGCTTTGGGGAACTTCCCCTTGCTTGATATCTTTTGCTATTTCTTTAATTTTGGGATCTTCTAGGCTAGAAGGTGCAGCAGTTAATTCTTCTGCTTCAGAAATAAGATTTATTAGTTTTCGTAGGTCGTTGGTCATGATCATATATTTATTTTTAATTCTAATATCAGTTTAGATGTTGCAACGCAACATAAATACTAGTAGAAACACTAATAGTAGAAACACTGATAAAGGAATAACATGAACTTTTTAAAATGGATCAAAAGTCTTTTTAAAGACACGTCTTATCAAGACAACGTAGAATCTTATATTTTAAGTAAACAACCCAAAAGTGCAGCCGAAATAGAATTTTGGATTAGACACTATGACTATCAAACTTCTAGGAGAAATTTTATATGAAGATCGCAACTAAAATCTGGGATTTTTTAGTAGAGTGGGCCGAAATAATTGCCGAAAGCAAGAAAAATGCAATCAAGCGAGGATACAATGGATACTACTAATTGGCTTCCAATGACTGATGAAGATTGGGATTGGGTAAACTACGGTAAATTACCTAAGCGGTAATTTACCGTCGTTCTATATCTTCTTCAATGCAATTTTCGCCGTATTGAATTTCAATTAACTTCAGCGGCATATCTGTTTCATTGCACAGCATATGCCATTCATTGTTGTCGATAAATGTACTTTGATGCACTTTTAAACTACATTTTAAATCGTGATCTGTACTACTAGCGTCTAAAGTGTACACAGTAGCTTCGCCTTGGGCTACAAACCAAAATTCTGATCTTTTTTCGTGCCGTTGCATACTTAAACAAGTTTTAGGTGCAACTGTAAGCTCTTTAAGTTTGGTGCCCGGGCCGCAAGTGTGCAAAATTCTATAATAGCCCCAAGTACGAGATGTTTTAGGCGCTTTCCATTCCTCAAGAATCCAACTTGAAGAATTTAATTTGTTTTCGCCGCCTACACCAAATACAAATTCTAAATTATTGTCCTGGCAGGCCATTTCTGGAATATTATCTTTGGTTCTGTCTCCGCCATTGGCAAAAATAATTTTAGCATCCGGATATACTGATCTTACTCTCAAAATAGCATCTATACTAGACCCGTCGTCATCTTCAAATTCATAAACAAAATCCACTACCTTTAAATTATCGACGATAGCAGCTCGCTCTGTCCATGGCATAAACGCCCGGCCTTTTTTACGCTGCAACCAAGCATCGCTGTTAACACCAACAACTAAAATGTCACCCAATGATTTGGCAGCTTTAAAATATTCAATGTGCCCAGAATGAACTGGGTCAAATCCACCTGTTACTAATACAATATTCATATTGTTACTTATAAAGTGATATCTTCCATACCCGCGGTTCTGAGTCTGCTGACATGTCCTAACATAAAGTTTTTACTTTCCAGGCCTTTCATCAGACCCAACCACTTATTCCGAACTAACGCAACTTCATTGATGATTGTCTCAAAATCAATGATTTCATCTTCTCCGTCTACGTATTTTTCAGCGTCCCTGCTAGTTAATGCTCTTGGATAATTTTCAAGATATTTCTGAAAATGTTTTTTTCTAATTTTTCTTAATTGCAGATTAAGATACTGTAGTACCGCTTCGATTTCTTGTAACTGATTAAATCTCTGTTCTGTAATGCCAGGCAACGATGCAACATTCTTTTCTAAGTTACCTTTAATATTGCACTCAAATTTAGCCTGTATCAACTCATCCTCATAATAATTTATGAAGGCGGGAATATTACCCATGTCGGATACTACTTTATTATACCACATTAGTCTTCGTAATCTTCGTCGAGATCGTCTTCTTCGTAATTTCCAGCATATTCATCGAAACTACGTTTAGTATAACTATCTGTTCCGCTAAATTCCTTTAGTTCGTTGTCCCCGATCATATCCACCAGAATACTCATTAAATTATCACTGGCCTCTTGTCTATCTTTTTGTGCTATATATTGTTTAAGTGTTTGATATGTTTCTACTAAAACATCGACTTCTATGCTCATACTTTATCCTTTGTGTTCAAATATCAATTTTGGGTGCTTTTCGAACCATTTGCAAACTACATCATATTCAGTGTTAAAATGTATAGTCAACGTCCATCTATGACCATCATTTTCGATTCCGTGTAGTTTCTGTGTATCTAGCAACCACGCTGTATTTAATTGACTTGGATATACTTCTTTAATATTATCACATTCAACCCAGGTATGTGCAGTTGAATCCGAATTCTTAAAGATATAATTTAAAGAAGTTTGCATATGCGGTAAATCTATATGGTCCGCACCTTTACCATGCAAATAACTAATTGCACCCTCATCGGGGTTCAACTCTTTCATCATATTAAGAAAATCGTCGAGCCAAGGCATTGTTTTATTAATAACAGGACTTGCTACTCTAAACCATGACCCGCTAGATTTATGTTGACTGATAGTGCCCAACGACTTTAAATCGTAGTGTTCTGAATTCCCGTAGTCAGACATAGCCCCAGCTGATTTAACCGATAGCAATTTTTGTGTTGCCAAAATAGTTTTATCCCAATCATGATTTATTGTTATATCAATTGGCTTACAAAACCGCATATCATTCTTCCATTGTGTCCACTTCAGTGTGTTTAGTGGTAGTACGATGAGGATGTTCGATATAATCTTTCATTACTCGATCAAGGCTAGTATCTTCATTTCTTTCCCAGGCCTTACGGAACTGTTTAATAACAGTGCCATCTACTAGAGTATATTTAAGACTGTTGCCTTCTTTTTGCAATAACCCTTTTGCTTCAAACATGTCAACTAATCCACTGTAGGGATTCATCCCAGTTTCATAGGGAATCTTAACTTGAACACTTTCAAAAGGTTTTGCATATCGTGTCTTCATAATTTTACATGCAGCACGAATACCTTTGACTTCTGAAATCTTATTGCCATCTTCGTCTTCTTTTAACTTTAACTTACGCATAGCAACTACGATAGAACTTGCGTAGATAAAGCCTTGACCGCCACTAATCTTATCGTCGGGATCAAACATGTCTTGACTTGCGTATGTGTGATTAGTACAAACTAGGCCTAAGTTTAAATCACCGAACATGTTTACACAGTTACGTACCAATGCTGTTAGAGCTTTGGGCTTACGGCCCATGTCTCCTTTTAGATCACCTGCTTCAAATTGGTTAACATCAGTTGGTGTTAAAAGCATACCCAGTGAGTCTAGTACAAATAATACTTTAGGGCGAGAATCTTCTGGCAGTGTTTTATACTCTTTAACAAACTCGCTGATCATTTTAGCAACATCATCGATCATGGCCATGTTAAGTTTAAGAAGTTTATCTTCTGCGGTATCGACACCCAGTGCATGAAGCCAAGCTTCGTCAAGTGCGTTCTCGGTGTCAATAAGGATGACATAAATGCCTTGTTGCTGAGCATTCTTAACAAGGTTGCCGGAACAAATAAAACTTTTGCCTGCACCAGATTCACCGGCAAACACTGTTACTTTACCCATCGGGATTCCTTTATTAAAATCCCCGCTAATCAGATAATTTAATGCATAGTTGTTGGTCGAAATCCATGTATCTGGATCTCTGAATCCCATACTAATGCCGTCGATACTTTTGGTGATACTTTTTCTAAATTTTGATAAATCAAATGGTTTATTTGCCATAATTATTCCTTAATTTGTATTTCTTTAATAAAATTATACTTTCGTATTTTACTTAAACTATCCTCTAAATTCAAGACTTTACCTAACACTATTTTTCCGTGTCCTAGATTTTTATCATATGGATCCAAATTATGTTTTGTCATCCAATCTATGAACCCTTTGTGTTTAGATACCGAGAATTCGTCAAATGCCAATGAGGCTTCTCCGCTATAAAAGTGTAAATTTTTTGTCATATCATAATCTATAGGCAATTCGTCTGTGTATAAGTCAACATAAGTTTTTCCTAATTCTGCATAGTGCAGATACAAAGATCCCGGTTCTACTTCAAATTCAAAATTATCGTAATCTGTTTTGTCTAACGGTATTCTACGATATTGATCTTTATTAAAACTGAAGTAAAGAGTTTTCCAAAAAATTTTTTTTTCGATTTTATGAATATAAAAATTTACATTTCTGATAGCATTTTTTAATTCTTGATTGGCAATAGAAAATAATCGAGATGGTTTTCCAAATTCACCGCTAAGTTGTTCAAATTTAAGATGCAGATAATTAAAATAACTCTGTGGTTGATCTAATAAGTTTAATCTTATCTCGATAAAATTTTTAAGATATTTGTTAATTATTATCGAAGATTGGATAACTTCTTTTATTGCATCATCAATTGATTGAAAATTAGCAAATGCTTCATTCTGATTGATATTACAATTGTCTAGGCACCAACGTAATTCTTTGATCCATTTACGGACAAAGTCGTTATCGTTGAGTAAGATGTCAAAAGACGCCTCGGCCGAGGTGCCTAGTACAACTGTAAGTTTCATTACTTTTGACGATTACGAATCATTGCCAAAATATCTTCGGCACGTTGACTAGCAGGTTTGGCTACTGTGACTGGTGCAGTGACTGGTGCAGTGACTTCTGGTTCGTCTACTTCAAATAGAGGTTCGTCGTGTGTTGCCACAGGTGCTGGGCGAGATACTGCCACAGGTTTCGAAACTGGAGTAGATTCGTCGTCAGACTGTTTGTTGCCAGCAGTACTAGCCATTCCAGCTGGTTTGTAATAAGCACTCCACTTATCAGCATCAAATGGTTCACCATTCACACTGGCTTCAAACATTTCTTTGATAATTTTTAGTTCTGCGTCAGATGGCTTTTTAGGCAAAAAGTCATTCAGATTGTACAATCCAAATTTTTCAATGGCTTGCAGTTCTGCAGAAGTCAGTGCCGATTCTTTACGTGCCCAAGTGCTAGTATTGTAGTCAGCATATCCGCCTTTACTGGTTTTCTTAATACTGAAATCCAGTCCAGCTTCGTAGTCAGTTGGCAAGTTTTCCAACTCAGGATCCATCAAAGCATTTTTAATGAGATTAAAAATCTGAGGACTGATAATGAATCGACGAATCGGATTGTCTGTGGGTTTGTCATCAGTGAGAGGATTTTCGTGTACAAATCCTTGCATGATATAACTGCGTTTTTTCCAGTACTTACGACCCATTTCTTCAAGGCTCTTGTCCTTGAACCAAGTGCGAACTTCTGCAAGAATCGGACATGCTTCACCCCACATTTCTACGCAAGGTACTTGTACAAAAGTGGGCTTGCTATCAACCTGACCTTTTACACCAGCAAAAGGCAGTTTAATCATAAGTCGTTCGACCCAGAAAAAATCATTTTTTGTATTTGCGTCTGGAAGGAAACGTACACGAGCTGTAGTACCTTCTGGGATATTCCAATGGGCATAAATGCCGTTGTCACCGCCTGATTGGCCGCCTTGTCCCTTGTTGTCTTGTGCTTGAAGTTTTGCACGAATTTCTGCTAAAGATGTTGCCATAATGTTCTCCTATAAATTTAAGATGGTCTTTGTTGTGCCTAGATATATAATGCACCGTTGCAGTATATAACAATTGTATTTAGTCTGTCAAGACTAAAAGTGAAATTTTTGTTTAGCACAGTTATAGTATAACTGTACCAGAGATAGAATTCAAGTTATTTGGTAATGCCGGCTAATTGTTTGAGAAGATTAGTTCCCAATTCTTCCATTACACCATTACTGTAACTGCCAATTTCTCTATCTGCTGTGGTACTGCCGTATTTTCCGTATCCGTACCCGTATACGCCCATGCGGGGAAATTTGAAATCTGGATTCCAAGCTGCGATTATATCTTTTGCTCGTTCGACTTCTTCTTTGCTTTCGAAGTAATAAACACTGTTTTGGAATTTGAATTCAAATCCGTTATTTTTCAATAAATTATCTAAATTAGAATCAATGATATCGTTATCAAATTGATCTTCATCATCCCGTGGATTGCTCAATTGGTTTGCAAATGGGCTGAGATTCTCATCTTCTTCCTCGATGTCCTGGCCCTTATGAGCATGTTTTTTATTTTGAACATCGATGGGATTAGTTTCTAGTGTTTCCAACATTTCGTTGGCCCACGACTCAAATTCTTCTCCGACACGATTTTTATATTTGCTATAAGCTTTATACACAACTGGTAAAGCATCCATAAGTCTATCATCGAAAATTTTTCTTGTGAAACGTTCTCTCAGTGAGTTCAAGTCAATTTCATCTTCGTCAATAATTTCAGGTTGCCATAATGCTTTGTATTGGTCGTATCCACGTTGGCTGCGAAGTGAATGCAAGTCTCTGTGCAATCTACCATAATGATCTATTGCACTGTTGACCATTTGTGTAGTTTCTATGTCTTCAAAAGTTCGGCCGCGCATATTTCTTGTAAATGTTTTAAGTGCATTCATTTCACTTAAAATTTTATTAATATGTTTTCCGAAATCATCATTGAGTTGGCCGCCGTTTTTGACATGTCTTGCCAAGGCACGTGCGCCATTTATTGTAGTGCCTTCGGGACAACGATAACGTTCTCCCAAGGAATTTTCGATGTAGAACGATTCGATATTTCGACTTCTTGCACCAGGAATAGTTTCATCTACAATAGGTTTACTATGACGAACAATTAGTTTTACGTTTTCAAGTTTCTGGTAACTACTTCTTCTTGTTCCGTAAAGTTTACTTTCTGTTACCTTAATATCGTCTTTATCTAATATTTCTGCATTTTTATTTGCGTGTTTCAGATCTCTAAGATTAAGGCCGCTTTTTGCAATATCCCTAACATCAAAGCTTAACATATTTCTTTTTGCAAACAATCTCAATGACTTTAAAAAGTTATACCATACTGCTTTTTCTTCTGGTGACATTTCACTGTCGATATCTTTGTCGAAGAATACTTTTAAGTTGTTTGAATCAACCAAACTTATAGTAATATTGCCTAAATTTCTGTCGTTTATGACATAATCAAAATTAAAAAATCTAGCCTGTGTAGGATCTAACGTGGCTTTGGCATTTTCGTCGCCAATGTTTACCGCGTCGAATCGACTGCGAATTTTATCAAATAAGTTTTCAGCTACTTTTTCAATTTCTATCATAGTATTATATTTATCAAATCATTATGAAGGGCATGGGCATCAAAATTTCATCGCTGGAATCTTTGAGCTTTTCATCTAAGTTGGGATCAAATTCTCGCAAGAACATTGACATTCGAACAGCTAACAACATAGACATTACTAAATCGTCTGTTTCTCCTATTTTGGCTGCATATCCGCTGCCTGCTGCTATAAAAGTTTTTAACTCACTTACTAGTGCTTTGCTTGCAATGTGCAATTTTCGAGTTTCTATTAGATTTTTAAATTTAGAACAAGCAGATAATTTTGATTTATTAGTTGTTGTGAATCCTTTTCTATAAGTTCTATTCGATCCTACTTTTTTTGGCTCACTTAAAAATATACCTTTTATATTTTCTTCTCCGTATTCGCTAATTGCTACCAGTGCTGCTTCACCGAGGGTATTGTTTTCTACACTGTAATAAACATCATTATTTGATTTTGTAGTTTCCGCTAATGTCTTTGTTATCTCAGATAATATCTTTACCTGTGTTTGCACTGATGTTTTATTATGCTGCCATTCTGCTATTTGTTTCATGCTGGGCATTTCTAATACTTGGATAGCAGCAGGGTCTCCTCCTGTACCTAAACTAGGATCTAGTGCAACTATGTAAACATTTCCTTGTTCTGGTTTTTTATACCAGCGAACCTGTCCTTGTTTAATCAACGGATCTATTCCCGACATTTCAGTTAAAAAGATAGGGTTAATCAGTGTTTCGTCGTGAATAATAAATTCGCATTCCATTTCTCGACGAAAACGTTCTTCTCCTAATTGAGCACGCATTTCTGCTGCCCATTTTTCATCCCTGTCAGGATGCTCTTGCCATTTACTTCTATATGCCCTAAATCCGTTAACACCTAACTCTGTTTCATTGCCATATTCGTCAATGCGTTTATTTGCTTGACGCCAAATTTGTGCAAACTGATCTTCATCACTGTTTGGTGTGCTGGTTATAATGCACTTACCGCCTGTTGCCAGTGTTGGACTAATCGACGTCCAGAATTCGCTGGCAATACTGGGTCGCACAAACGCAAACTCATCGCAATACAATAAGGATATGCTCATACCACGACCAGTATTTTCTGTTGTGGTAGCACTTACTATTCGACTACCGTTGTCAAAATCTATACTGCCCTTATTATAACTAGTTACACCTGCTCGAATATAATCCGGGACACTTTCGTATGCATATCGGATACGCTGCATAATTTCCTGAGATCCAGTATATTTGTGAGCTGCAACAAGAACAGTGCTGTCAGGCACAAACATAGCATACCATAGCAGATATCCCGCGGCTGTTGTTGACTTGCCCGTCTGTCGAGGCATCAATGATATTGAATATCTGTAATTATGATACGTTTCTACTAGTCTAGATTGATACTCAAATGGTTGATATCGTAATCTTCCTTTGGTAGGATGCTGAATATAAAAATAGTTTTCTAAAAAATATTGAGGACCATTTATCGGATCTGCACATTTAATGACCTCATGAATCTGTTCCTCAGTAAACGACTGTTTAACATTTGGTTTTTTAACGAGAACAGATTCTAGTGGTTTAGACATTTCGATTGCAAAAATAGATTAAATATGTTATACTATATTTATGGTATTAACTTTGTGAGTTCAAAATGTCTGACGTACTGCTGTTGAACAGTGATTACAATCCAATTTCAGTTTTACCTCTAAGTGTTATCGGTTGGCAACATGCTGTCAAACTATATTTCTTGGATCGCATCATTGTGGTTGAAGAATATGAAAACTTTGTAATTCGTAGTGAAAATTTCAGCATGAATGTGCCCTGTGTTGCAGTTACCAAAGAATACTTCCACTTTAAAAAGTCAGCGAAGTTTTCTCGCAGTAACATGTTCTTGCGAGATATGTACCAATGCCAGTACTGTGGCGAAGTTTTCGAGCATAAAGAACTTACTCTGGATCACGTAATCCCACGTGCTCAAGGAGGTAAGACTACTTGGGAAAACAGTGTAACAGCCTGTAAAAATTGTAATCACAAAAAAGGACACAAGCTGATTAAACCACTACGCACACCATATAAGCCAGATCACTTCCAATTAATTAAAAAATGGAAGGAACGGCCTGTACAAGTGCGACACGAGAGTTGGTATCAATATTTGGGCATTAAACCAAAGTCTTAGATAGGTTTTTCGCCAGTGAGATAAGGCTTACTGAACCAAAGTTTGAACCAAGCATCGGTGCCCGGTTTGATGTCATGTTTATGCATCAGCTGGGCTTTTTCATTTCCCGTGACGCTGATGTTACTGCCGGGATAACCTTGATATGCGGTCCAATTTGGTCTGTTAGTTATACCAGCTAGAAGTTTTAATTCTTGAAGCGGATCCATTATACACCAAATTTATTTTTCTTTGGTTTAGCTACGGGACTTACTTTATTAGTGCTTTTTAATTCTTGACTTTTTAAGTCACCGCGATTTAAATCTTCATGGTGACTGCCTATAGCTTTAAAAGCTTGTTTTAGCATGTCTTGCTCTTCAGAGGTATAGGGAAAAGCAAGGTTGTTTCTGCCAGCCCAAGATTCAGAATCAATATTGATAGTTAAAGGGTTAACCCCATCTGCAGCAGCTACAGCCATCATAACACGATTTAACTCGTATACTCTGTCAGCAAACTTCTCATCTCGAAATTTATCAAGCCCCACTGTTGCTTGTTGAAGACGTGAAGGCAACTTGCCCACAGTATCTTCTAAGATTATATCTTTTATTTTCATTACCAAGCTCTACAAGACCAATAACGTGCTTTCCAGCGTGGACCTGGATTAGCACAGTTATGACGAGCCCTAAAACTTTTACGACGTTTGGGATTCGACTTTTTAATTTTCATTTTCTTGTCGCCAAAGTTTACTTTGACAACGTTGCCTTTAGGACCGCGAACATATACTTTAGATTTTTTAACATCGCCTTGCATGGGCTTACCCAACGACACTTCACGACCCTGATATTTTGCCTCATTATAAACTTGATCAGGGTCATCGGTTAAGTATTCTTCTGCCAATTGATCAGCAATTATATCAATAATTTGTTCAAAGTCATCATCCGGGTGTAGTCTAAAATCTATCGAAGCATTATCGTACATATCTTGCAATTTTTCCGATACATATGCTTCTTCTGCACCTTGGGGATTAGTTAACACCTGATAAATGTCTTTATCTCCTGATGCTAGATCTCTGAAAATCATATCTACTTCGGCCATTCTACTTTCTTCGATGTCAGTTTTATCATCAGCAGGATTTTTTGTTAAAAGTATTTTTCCCTGTAATTCTGGTCGATTTTTTATAATAGCTAAAGCGTAATTATTGGCTCCGTTCTTCCAATCAAAAACTTTAGGCTGGCCTTTTTGCGAATAAATTTTTCCATCAATCTTAATGTACCAAGGCCCGCGATCTCTATCCATTTGTTGTTGGCGAAGTTTGCGTTCAAAGTCGGGATCATCTTCGTGGCCTAGCTCATGTTGAAGTTCTTGACGTTTAAATTCACGTTTGCTCAGATCCATTTGGCGTTGTTGATCTCTTTCATAGTCCATGGGATTATAATAATTTGCCTCATTTAAATTAACTGATTCAAATAATGCTCCACTAACATTTAATAGTGCCATAGCTTTTTCATCAGCTTCTACAATGACGCCATCTGGCATGAAACCAACAATACCAGTTTCAATTACTAAATTGCCTAACTCAATATCAAAACTATCTCCTAGTTTAATAATATTTTGTTCGATGATGACATCACGTATTTTCATTTTTTTACCTTAATAGTTTCGTATTCTTTAATCAACTTTAAACTCATGCTTTCTTTCATAGCTTGAGGATTGTCACCAAATTGATAACCATTGGGAGTCATTTTCTTTTCTTTACCAGCCACATCCCCATCTCCGCCTTTTGTTTGTGCCTGCACGGGCATAACATGTTCGTCTGGAGTAGTGCTTGCATGATAACGTTCGTCTTTGGCTTCTTCTACTTCTTCTTCGCCGTGAGCTACTACCATAATGCCTTCGGGTTCACCTTCTGGCTCTGAATGCATATCAGAATGGGAAAGTTCATGGCCGCCCATGCCTGCTAGTTTTAGCATTTGCATTAGTTCCAGTGCAGAGTTGCCGTCAGCAGTAATAGTTACGCTTTTATTACCATCACTGCTCATATTAGTACTGACATTCATTCTGCCTTCTTGTTCATATTGTCCCATCATACCATTGCCCATAGAACTCATACCGCATTCGTCTATTTGTGTGTCTTCTAATACTTTAATGCCAGCAATGCGAAGCATTTGTAATAGTTCTTTACCTTCTTTAACAGGATAAGTTTTGCCACCTACCTTAATAGTTTCACCTGGTTGCACTCCGTCTGCTTTGGCTTTGGCAACTGCGCCGCTAAATGCGTTACCTTCTTCCATGTCAGCTTCATTGGTGCTTTGCATCATTGCAGTTGATTCCTCGTCACTCATAGGATTTAACGTAGCAGTAACAGCAGGAACAGCGTTTTTAGGGTCGGTCATAGCTTTAATCTGTTGCTGACCTTGTGGGCTTTTAATCAGTGCTTGGGCCGCCGGCGAAGTTACAGTAGTTCCCATAACGGCATCGGTTTCTTTAGGATCAGTTGGCTGTAGGGTTAGCTGTTCATCGACTGGGACTGGAACTGGTACTCCTTTTTCACCTGGTTTAGGTGGTGTACTGGTCCATACACCGCCTTTAATAGACCCCATTGGAGGTTCTGATTTCGATGGTCCTGGCTTTGACGGTGTTTTAGGAGCAGGGGATACGCTTCCTCCGTCTATGTTTTGCGGAACCGGTACGTTGGGTTGTCCTTTTTTTGGAGGATTACTTGTCCACACTCCACCTTGAATACTACCTTCAATAATATCTCTGAATGTTTCAACAATCATTTTATTAATAGTAGTAGAATCTTTCGACACACTTTCAAATTGTGATTTCTTAGGGCGGCCTCGGCTGCGTTTCACTTGCTCACCATCGCTGCCTGTTTCTGTTTCACCAGTTTTACGATCGTAACGGCGTGTATGCTTTATACCGCTGGCAGTTTTTTCAATTTCACCTTTAGCACCTTGACGTTTTTCGCCTGTCTTCATATCATTACTACGATTGGCAACAGCCTTCATCATATCGTCCCAACCTTCAACGATTTGTTCTTTGGTAAAGCCTGCTTCCATCATGGCTTTTATTGCTTCTTCTACTTTGCCTTTGTTATGTGCTTTCCAAGCAGCACCATATGCTTTACTTTTTTCTGTCTTAGTTACTTTACCGTCTTTGGCATAACCTTTTTTGATATGCTTGACCATACGCTCTGCTTTAGCTCCTGGCGGTGCAACTTCTTGTACTTTCTTAGACTTAGCATCTTTAGCAGCTTTTTTCATTGGCTCATCTTTGTTGCCATCTTTGTCTAAGTCGATATAATCTGGCTTAGCAGCTTCGTCCATCTTGTCGTGTTTAGCACGAATCTTAGCCATTGTTTCTTTGCTGGCACCATCGCGGCCTGCTTTTTGAAGGGCTTTCATTCCTTGCTCGCCGTATTTCTTTTTGCCTAAATAAGCTTGTAGACCCGATTCTTCAACTTCGCCTTCTGACATATCTTTTTTATTTTCAGCCGAATCATTGTCTGCTTTTAGTTTTACATCAGAAGGAGTTAACTTTTTACTTGGGTCCAATGTAACAGATAATCTTTTTCCTTGTGGTGCAGTGGCTTTAAAACCAGTAGCAGTTGATTGTACATGACCCGACTGCTCGCCTAATTTCTTACCAGCAGCAGCAGCTTTTTGAAATTTTTCTTTACCGTACTTCTTACGACCGATACTGGCAGCAACTGCTTCTGGATTGTCTGCTCCGCCTTTTTTAACAGCGGCCACCGTCTTTTTAAAGCCCATGTACTTTTCTGATAGTACTTGATCCATATTTTCTTGTAATCGTGTCTTGGCCTTAGGCTGTGTTTGTGTAGCAGGCTGTTGAGACTCTTGAGCTACTTTATTAAAATTATTTAGAATAGTATAAATGTTATTGCTCATGATTATTTTCCGTTTCCTGCTTTCATACCACGTGGGTTAATTATTTTAGTTTTGTGTGTACCGATTGGACTTGCGCTTCCTTGCGGTAATTCGTTGGTTGTTTTTGCTACAGGTGTTTTGCCTCCAGCAGTTTCGGGATATTGGTATTTTCTAGTTTCTTCTAATTCTTTAATTAAATTAGGTATACGTGCATCACCTACTAAAGCTTCCCCATCTTTGCCGGGGCGCTCTCTTTCCATGTTATCTTGTAATAACACAGATTCTCCTGGTTTACCACCAATGTTACTTTGCTCTAACCCTTCTTTGGCAGCTTCATACGGACTATTTTTAGGAGTAACTTTAATACAAGATAAATTGATTCCTGCACGTTCTGCAATTAATACTTTGACTTGTTCGTCATTACAAGGGTAGTGAAAACTTGCATCCATAATATGAATTTCAACAGGCCCCATATTAGGAAATTCTGGATTTTCTTGAATTGGCAAACGCTTAGGTTTGGTGATAGAATCTAATTTATATGCCTCTAAAACAGTTTTAATTTTTCCTATCAGATCGTCTGGAAGTTCGCAGGCCAATCTGATTCTGAAATCAAACGTTTTATGACTTTCTGTGAGATAAGCTTTAAACGATTTCATTTTAATTCCCATTATACGATATTTATTAAAATTTGGCAATTATTACTTGGGTTTGTTTAATATCTGGGCCAGTAAAGCATTTCGATCTAATACTACACCTTGCCCTTCAATTGGTTCACCCACAGCACCATCTTGTTTTAATTGATGGTCCAACCTCATTTTTTTAAGTTGCAAATCGACCATTTTTAATTTTTTATCCAATTTGGCCTGTTTTGCTGTAATTGCATGACCCAGTAACACGCCAGCTGTTTGAAACACCTGTCCACTGAATCTTGCTTCCATGTTCATCCCCAGATCCATTAGATCGTTAAATTTATCTTTAGCAAGAGTGGCCAGCTCATCCATTTCTTGATCACTGGCATCTAATCCTTTAACATGTGGCAATGCTTCATCTATTTTGTCGATGGCTTTGTCAATATCTGCAAATACTGCTTTTTTTTCTTCAAGAGAT